CCTACATAATTATCCCAATGCAACCCAAAAAATGATGGTCTTTCGTCTTTATAAACAAAAGCGTAATCGGTCACATAATAAATGTACCCATCGTTTTCTTCGGTTCTGACTTTGACAATATCTTCTGCACGAACCACTATGCCAGTGACATAATAACTGAATCCGTATGCATTGTTGCGATATAGCCATAAAACACGGCAAGCGTATCTTTGCAAGCGTTCCTTTAATGTAAAATTTGGGTCAAGTATATCTACATAACTTTTGTAAATCCCTCTTGTTTCTAACGATTCAGTGTTGCTATGCCACTTGTAATGCCTGTCATAATCGTACACAAGGAATGACGGAACGTGTTCTTTTACAAAATATTCAACATCAAGGCAATCGTCATAGTTATCCCACCATGTCAGCAACCACGGCAGGTTTCCGTATTCGCTTGCCGTTAATAAAATGAATGGGTTTGTCAAATAACATACGATATTGAATGCTATGTCTAAAATCGTAAACAAAATCCATTTTAAGTATTTCATTTTTCCTCTAATTCATTGATCTGTTTCCGCAGGTCAGCACGATGTTTTTTGGTTTCGGCATATTCTTCTTCGGTCAATGCCCCATCAACATATTTTAGACATTTGTAATCGGTGCTTGCTAATTCTGCTTTCAGTTCGGCAATTTTTTCTGCATTGATTTCTGCCTGTGTAGGAACATAAGGGGGTCTTTCAACGCACTGTCCGTCAATGTAAAGCATATTTTTGCCGACAAGGTCACGGAACAGTTCGTCAGAACCAACAACCGCAAGGTGGTCAGGGTATTCATCCGCCACCTTTTTCTTTATCTGCTCCAGTGTGCCGTGAATGCCAACCAAGAAGGTTGCTTTGCGTTCACCACTGGGTTGTTCGATTACAAAAACATATTGTTTTCGCATTTTTACCTCCTTAAAAAAGATGTTTATTTCTTGTTACTTTTTTGACTAATAAAAAACCGCTGACATCCCATGAAATCAGCGGTTCGCACTGTTATGTTGTTGTATTTTCTTGCACTTTTCGGTTTTTACAAACCGCATGGTTGACACGTTTTTGTTTTTGTTTCAAGATCCAAGGGGGATATGCCCTCCTTCCAAGTGGTGAAAATTCGGTAACTGTAATTTATTCTATTAGTTATACCGAAAGACCAGCCGTATGTGTAGGTAGCGGAAGATGGGAAATATATAGTTCCGTCGTGACACAAGCTGTTTTTAAACTATTAAGCGGTTCTCCGTCTTATGCTACATGGATTGCAATAGGGTGGTAATTAATGACCAACGGCAAGCCAGTGTAACGGTTCATTCGTCCATGTGCCACCACTAAACGATAAAGCTTTGTAGTTAAACTTGCTATATCCACCTGAATATGCTTCAACAACACCATTAGTTGCCCCCATAGTACCCAATATTGAATAATCGGCATCTGTAAATGAAATTGGCAACGGATATTCCGTCCAAGATGTTGTTGTTGGAACACGAAACTTTCCCCCCTGGATAATTAGATTCCCATATTTCGCACCAAGGCAAATGTACCATGCAGAACTGTTGGAAAGGTCATAGACAACACCATCTTCGGTGTTCATTTCCGAAACCATCTGCGAAAATATGGATGCAGAGGGGAATGTCACATCGGCAGGAAGCGAAAAATTGCTTGCAAACTTGTTAAGCAGATTTGTGAAAAAATCATCGTCAACATTCAGCAAATCTTGTGTCAGGTCATTTAATGCTTTTGCCTTTTCATCATTGTTTTTTTGGATGGCATCCCACATCTGCCGTGCAGGTGGTGTGCCACCGATGAAGTTCCACCCTTCCTTGTAGTTGGATTCGCTAAAAGAATAAGGTGTCAGTGGTGATGTACTCGCCCAAATTTTATCAAAGTCAGGTGTCGGCATAATTTCCTCCTCTTGTGTCCTTTTATGCAGTACGCTTCCACATATAAACAGTGGTATAAGGTGGCATGATGTTCAGCGGAGTTCCACCACCAGTGTTGTTTGTGGTGTGGGTGTGTGAACCGCTTGATGCAGTTGTCAAAGTATGGGTGTGCGCCCCGGCAGACGATGTCGAACCTGTCCAAGAACGAGATGCATCAAAATCCATACGAGCATACCCCACATCACTCGCACCACCACCAATTTTTGTTACGCTTTTAGAAACAGTTAATGCACCACCTGCGGTGACTTGTTCTGCAAAAAACAAGTTCTCGTTGTCGGATGATGCATCTAAATAACCAGTAATGTTCATCGAACCTCTTGTGTGGGAATGATTTCCTGCACTTGATGTGGTTGCGGTGTGGGTGTGCGCCCCGGCTGAATTCACAGTGTGATTGTGTGCAGGAAGGTTCGATGTGCTGATGGTTTTTGTCGCACTACCACCTGTTGAATTGGCAGGATAGGCATCACCATTCGCCAAAAGGAAGGTGTCTTTCAACCTTGTCCATGTTCCACCGAACAACGTGGAAGGGTCTGCACTGTTGAACGACATATATACAGAACCGACAGGATACAGTTTGCTTGCGGTGTCCTGCAACTGTCCGTATAAGTAATTCAGTTTTTCATCGACCATTTTGAACCAAGCATCGAATTCGTTTTTTGTCGGTGGTGCTGAACCCACAAAATCCCACCCAGTGAGATAATCTGCATCAGAAAACGTGTATGCAGGTAGTGGTGAATTGGATGCCCATACTTTTGAAAAATCAGGTGTCGGCATTTTTTCCTCCTTTAAAATTCAATTAAGGTCGGCAGAACACCGACTTCAAACCCTTTTGCGTTTTGGTCAACAAATCCAAAATAATCGTCAGGGATTTCCTCCACAAAATCCAAACCGACACCCCCGGCACGGATGAACAAGTCCAATGCCCTTGCAAGGGCGATTTCATTGTCTGTCAGTTCCCTTCCGATGCCGATGCCGATTTTGGCATTTCCAAGTTCGGTCAGTGTCACATAAGGTGCATCATATATGAACTTGACAGATTCAATGGTCGATTCAGCCGTCCCTGTGGTGGTGTCTTTTGCGACCTTATGCCACAACACTGGTCTGTATGTGGCATCATCCAAGATAGATGTCGCAGTGTATTCCACAGATGGTGTGTCACGAAACCTGCCAACATCAAAAGGCAAAGCATTGGGTTGGTCATAGAAAGCGAAGAACTCCAACTGAATAGAACCTTCAATGGTTCTGTCTCGGTCGATTAGAACACCGATGTTGTCCAACTGCACACCTGACCCTGTGTCAATCCATCGTTTGTTCTGTAAATCATCCAGTGCTTGTGTCAGTTCATCAAGTTCTGCACCCAATGCGTTCAAAAAGATGTGCATATTGACGGCTTGGGAGAACTGCATCAGCAGGTGGGAAATCATTGATTCACTTCTTGTCATGATATGGTCACCTGAATCCTGCTCAAATCAAACACCGCAACGTGCCTTGCATCAATCTGTATGTTGGTCGAAGCGTATGTCACTCCGTCCGTGGATGCGGTCACTGTAATATAACCGATGCCGGGAACATTTTGATAAATCGCACCCATGAAACGCTGAAGGATGACATCGTTGCCAACTGTCAGTGAATTTCCATAGTTCAAAGCGGATTCCGCAATCAGTGTCGATGCGTTCGGTGGCAACACTTCTTCGGTGTATTCCGTCACCGCAAAATCCAACCATACATTGACTTCCAAAGGTCTGTTGAAATTGATGGTGTGCGGAAATCCCTGTGAATCATTTATCGTCACAGTTTGACTTCCAAACGTGTCGATACCTGCTGCCTTCTTCTGCCATATAGCCAAACCGATGTCAGCAGAATTGCCACCATTTACAACCGCTTCGATACTGTGTGGTGGTCTTCCATCTCCGTCAGTGGTGTCCTGATCGTTTTCATATACGTTCACCGAAGTAACCCCGGTAAGTGCCAACAATGCCGATGCGATGGAATCGGTCATGCCCACAGACCTTGCGTACAGTGAATTGTTCCACCTTTGACGAAGTGCGGTGTCACTTTCTGCTTCTCTGCCAGTGTTCGCAGGAACATTGTTTGAAACTGAATCCCATCCTGCAAACGTGGTGACGATGTCGGTCAGGTCACCGATGGCAGGAGTGATTGCACCCACTTCCAAGCACTCAAAGTTCACAGGCGAACCGATATATGCAAAGGAAAGGTCTGCACTGATTGCCACAGAAAACGTGTTTTCCTGATTGTCTGCGGTTATCTCAAGCACATCATTGTTCACTGTTGCGGTGACACCACTGACAGTGACTTGTGAGCCGATGTCGGTCAAGACTTGTGCGATGGTTTCCGTGCCGTCTGCGGTGTATGTGTAAAGATTGCCGTCCACAGTGATTGTGTACGTTGTCGCAGACACTGTTTCCAAGGTGACACCGACATCACACGCAGAACTTGCATCGATGTATGCGTTTGCATCCGTAGATTGAAACACAATGTTGCTATTGCTTGCACTCGCAATCTGCGAACCATATGGAATTTGCGTTCCGTCTGTTCCATAGCAGGTGCAGACAACAGTGGTCTTTTCAGGTGCGATGGGCGAAATACCTGCCAGTGCAGCCGAATTATCAAGTGATACACCACTTGCGGTGTGAGGATACATTGCACCATAGACCTGTGCAGCCTGTTCCCACAAGTCAGCTATTTCGTATGAGAAAACACCGATAAGCTGACCAAACACCGAATTGCTTTCGGTTGAAATCTGCACACCAAGTTGGTCTGCGATGCGTGAATTCATTGATTGAATGATGTCTGCAAGTCTTTTCTGTTTAAAACCTTGTGCTGATAATCCGTATTCGTCAGCCATAACCCAACAACTCCCTTCTTGTCAGCAATCCTGCGGAAGTGTTTGCGGTGTATGTGACCGACAGGATGCGTTCTTTTGCGTTTACTTTCAATGTCAACTGCGTGACGGAATAGACCCCCGGAACAGACAAGATTGCTTCACGGAAAATCTGCCGTATGTGTTGCAGGTTTGGATTTTTTACACATATATATTGCAAGTAAGGGATGCCTTTCGTGGTGTCCAAAAACCATTCCTCAAACCAATACTGAAGCGTGATTTTAATCTGCTGACCTATCCTTTCTGCATTGTCTATCAGCAACAAATCGTTGTTGTGGAACACCAAATCCCACGAATCCACATTCAATGCTAAATCGTACATTCACACACCCCCATCATTTTGGTTGACCAGTGTTAGAACCACCACTCTGCACACCACCATGAACATGGTGTACAAGGGAAATTCCGTTCACAACCAAGTCGCCACCACCGAATGTTGCAGTTGTTCCGTCCGCAAGCGTGATTTTAAAGGTAGAACCATTCAAAATACACAAAGACCCACCATTGAAGAAGCAAACATCATCAGGGTTGCTTTTCAAAGTGGGTATGGCATTGCTGAATAAAGTCGGTATGGCATAGGCATCGTTCAGTGAGTGGTTTCGCATATCATCGGATTTTTCGCCACTCAAAAAGTTTTCGATTTGGTGGTCTGCGAAGATGATGACACAGGTGTCACCTTTTTTGACAGGAAAAGTACATCCGCTTGTGCCACCATTCCCACAAGGAAACTGCAAAGGCACATTGTGAATCGTGGGGTATGGGATTTCCCTCCAATCAGGTGCGGTGAAACTTCCCACAGGTGTGATTGATGCCCGGTTTGTGTTTGGATCATAGGATTCAATTTTTCCTATCATGGAAACATGGATATTCTCTCCACCCTTGGCAATCCACTCCTTGATGACATCCTTGAATTCATTACTGGTTTGCATTCTCGCTTGCATTTTCGACCTCTATAAGTTCCATCACAGAACCCCAATTGCTTCCGTTATAATCACCACGATGGGAAACCTTTTCCACCCTGAACCACCCTGTCAGCCACTTGGATTCCACTTTGACCATGTCGGCAGGATTCACCGAAGGCACAAGCAATGTTTCTATTCTCCAACCTGCTTTCTTTCTTGGTTTTTCCTTTTTGGCTTTTTTCTTTGCGGTTTTCTTTGGTGTTGTTTTATTGCTCTTATATTCGGCTTGCACGATGCGTTCAGGCACACCCACAAGTCCGCTTTGCGGTGAAAACACAAGACCACGATTGGTGGATGTTCCCCCGGCAAGGATGATGTTCAAAATATTGTTTTGGATGCTCCATGACAGACCCAAAGCATTGCAGATTTCGGTCAGTGCATCCTTTGCCTGACCATAAAACGAAAATCCGTTTTTGTAGTTTTCTAACTCGCCAACATCGTCACCATAGACAACAGGCAAACCCATTTCGTTTGCAATCCGTTGGATGATGGTTTTTGCCGATGTCCCCGGTGCGTAAGACAACGAACAGTAAGAATCCCTTAATGCGATTGTGCCGTCAGCCAAGTCCAGTGTGGTGATGCAATCCGTTCCCACATCCCTTGTGAACCCATAGGTCACAGTGCCTTTGAAGCAGAGGATTGCACCTCCTGCACGTTCATATCCTGCGTATATTTCGACCTCGTTGTCTGCGGTTTCAATTGCCTTTCTTGTGGCATCGGCAAGGTTGTATATTTCAAGTTTTGCTTTGTTGGATTCCTTGTAATTGTCCTTTTCGATGGAGAACCCAATCTTTAAATTGTTTTCAAAGCTGATATTCAGTTTTGGGAACTCAATTCTGTATACTTGCTTCCAGTATTGCATTCACTTCATCCTTCGGCACATATACCATCGTGAACTTTCCGTTCAAAAAATCCTGCCGTCCAACCGCTTGGTTTCCTTCCTCGTCCTGATTGACCACAACCGCAAGCAATTCCCCCGGTGGCAATGAATATCGTCTGTAAAACGATAACAACGGCAGATTCGGAACAACAGGAATGCCCCTCACGATTTCGGTGTTGTCATTCGTTAAAACATCTACTGTCCACTGTGGCACATGGTCATTCCATGAAAAATGCAGTTTATATGGTTCTCCGTCTAACATGGTGGAGATTATAAAGTCATTCGCATCGTACATCGAAAGTGAAATCATAACATTCCCCCCAGTGAACGATAAACGGAATATGCTGCCCTTGATGCGGTCATCTCAACACCTGTGGCAATCTGTCCGAAATTGCGAAGGTCGATTTGGTTCGTGTTCATGGCAAGATACTTTTTGTTATCCCTTATAATCAGACCAGTGCCGATATTCACCTGCGATGAAGCACCTGCATCCGTGCCTGTCGCACCTGCTTTCCCAACCGCACCACCTGATGCGTTCTGTTCCGGGATTTCTTCCGTTTTCTGTGAAACGATGGTCACATGGGAAAATTCCAGTGACAACCGATAACAGAATCCGTTCTCCACGTTCCTTGGAAGCGGACAGGATGTCATTATCATGTTTTCGCAGATTCGGTCAGGCAGAACCACTGTGATGGGTTCTCCTGCAAGGTGCAACTGTTCAAAGTACGCACTTGCTTCCCCAAGCCTGTCAGGGTTCGTTCCACCCATGATGCGGAAATAGGACACAGGTGTCGGTGTGATGATCGCAGTGAGTGACAGTTTCATTGCCTGACGGACAACATGGTCTGCAATGACAAAACCACCTTCGATTGGGTGTTCTGTCACCGCAGAATTGAATGTTGTCACATGGTCAACGATGCAATCGCACTGAAGGTCACCGATGGTGGCAGGAACTATTGTTGAATATGTCAGCATGGTAACCTCCGTTTACTGAACCCTTGATGCCCTTGGGAAGAATCCGTTTGTGCTTACTTCACGCATCATTCTTCCTGCATCTGCATTAGATTGAACAGTGATATTGTTGTTTTGGTTATATTCCGATTGAATATTCTTGTACTGTTGCAATGCTCCATTTTCAGCCTTTGAAATAAGGTTGTCGAACCCTTTCACCATGCTTGGAATACCTCCGCTGATGGTTGCTATCAGTTCGGCAATCTTGCCCAAAATATCGGCAATCGGTTGAAGCAACTGTGCGACCATACCCAACACGGATGCAGCCACTCTGCCGAAAGTCTTTAGTGCAGGAACAACCCAGTTCTTAAAAATAGTTCCAAGTGCAGAAATTAAAGGCTGAAGGGATTGCCACAATGCTTTGAAATCCTCAATCATGCCCATCATTTCAGGTGTGGCATGACCAAATTCAGCAACCACCCAATCGATTGCTTCACCAATCAAGTCAACCGCTTTCAGAATGTATCCTGCGATTGTGCCGAACACCCCGGTGTTGTTTTGGATGTCCAAGATAAGTTTTGACCACTTGTTCCCAAGGACAGTAAATGCCTGACCGATGGTCGGTGTCATCTTGCCAAATTCTTGGTCGATGGTCTGCCCACTTGCCAAAATTGCTTGAACCAACTTGTCTGTGGTCAGTTCGCCTTTTGCACCCATCTGCTTCAGTTCGGCAACTGTTTTTCCAAAGTATTGGGCAATTTGTGTCATCAGTTTTGGTGCGTTCTCACGCAAGGAACGAAGTTCATCACCTTGAAGCACACCTGAACCTAAAGCCTGTGACAACTGCAAAATGGTTGCTTTTTGTTGTGCGGTGTCAGCACCACCGATTGTTAGGGATTTTGATACAATATCTGTCATGCGAAGCAACTGTTCCTGCGTAATGCCGAATTGTTTTGCAGACAGTGCGGTTTTATAGTACAAATCCCCAACATCTTCCAATGATGCCCGGTTCTTTTGTGACATCGTATAAAGTGCCTGTTCAACCTTCAAGCGTTCAGCATCGTCTTTGGTAACAAGCTTGATTCTGCTTGACAGTGACATCATCGCATCTGCGGTCTGCTTGATTTCATTTACGATTGCCATGCCACCAAGAGCAATGAAAGCACCTTTCAACCCGCCGATGAGGTTCATGCCACCCCCGGCAGAAGCACCCTTCGGTTGTTGCTGACCTGCACCTTGTGCCTTGCCCTTATAGAACCCTTTTGCCGTCCGTTGTTGTTGCCGATCAAGTTCCTTTAATTTGTTGATGGCAACAACA